TTCAGGCCAGATGACATCCGGCGCGGTGCTGGTATCTGTTGCCGTCACCGCGTCAATGTAATCCAGCACAGCGTTAAGTCGGGTGGTTTCTGCCTGCGTCAGCTTCCGTACGGCCTGTAGTTTCAGTTGAATCAGACTGATGGAAGCCATTGCTGCATCAATAAGTGACTGTCGCTGTGCTTCTGCCGCTTCTACTGCGGCACCGTGTTGTGCTTCAGTATCCGTCACCCATTTCTCACCATCCCATTTATCGTAAGGCGTTAACGGGGCGATAGTGGTCGTATTTTCAGGGTAATCACCCGGAGCTGTGATTTCTTTTGATTCTCCTGTTTCGGTGCTAAAGACGATTTCACCGCGATGGTCTGGCACATATTCCCATGAGTTAAAATCTGCAGAACGGCAGATTGCATAACCAGCTTTGTATGCACCTGGAGCATCTAAACAGGAATATGCCGGAATGCCGACACCAATAGCAAGATATTCAGTTGAAGCTGAAATATATTCCCGACTCATGACATCAAAGTTATAAACAGTAATTTCTCCTGCCATAGTGGCAATTAATTCACTGTTTAATTCTGCGTTATTCATTATGCAGCCCTCACAATATAGTTAAAAGCGACATTTCGTGGGCGTGTTTCATTCGCACCTGCAGGTTTAGTCGTTGCCGCAACAACACCACCCTCTGTAATAGCCGGGTTGGGAATTGGGTAATTATCGAAGTCAATGGCCGGAGACAGGGGCGTGATTTGTTTTAAAATCGTGGTGCCTGTAAAACTTTCCAGAGTCTGGTCGTTAGTTCGTGAAGTCCAGATTCCCCAATAGTGGTTATGACTGACAATCGCACCGTCCTGAAGCGTTAATAATCCCCTTCCGTTATCCACTCCACGTCCGTCATCCCAGCCACGAATAAACTCACCGCGTAAATCAGGCAATTTATTTGTCGGGTAAGCCTTTGCCAGTTCCGGGTATTCTTCAGCAGAAAAAGCCGCACCATTGCATTTCAGCCAGCCTGTCGGCGGAGTGGCGGAAGGCCACGGAACAGGCACACCAACAGGTAATGCAGAGCCTTCTCCCAAACCAAGGTTTTCGAGAGCCGTTTTCACCGTGCCATCCGATTTGATATCGCCAAACGGATTCTTGCGGCTTAACAGCAGCGCACGAAGCGCGGTAAGCAGCTGGTCGTGCCGCGCCTTCTCCAGACTGGCACCGGATGCCTCAACAACGCTACAAAGTTCTTCCTGCAGCATGTCAAAGTAGTCATCATCCAGATCGGTGGCAGGCGTGCCAGTCTGGGGGTTACCACGGGTAAAACCGTTCTTACCCGCGCCGAACTTATCCTTCTGCGCGGTTTTCGTGTCTATACGATGCATGGATTACTCCGGATATTTAAAAATTACGTAGGTATGCGACGGGCAGAGTTTGTTAAGCACACACTCGACAACGGTGTCACCCCAGATACGCAGTGCGGAATCACAGGGATCGCCACATGTCATCCAGGTGGTGTTGGTGGTGGCTGGCATGTTGACCTGCCAGTAATACCGCCATTCCGGCGCATTCACCGCGTCAGTACAGGCCGATGAGCAGGTGAACGTGCTTTTGTCGTATCGCGTGATGGTGGCATCTGGTCTGCCCAGGGCAGCAAGCTGTGCAAGATAAAAATCCTCGTTGATGCCGCCCGCCAGGTTAACCTTCGCATCCAGTCGTTGCTGACGCTGGCGAAGGGTCTGTGTCCCTGCGGGAATACATTCATCCGGCAGGCCGCACAGACGCTCCCAGCGATTTATCAGTTCGGTGGTGGTGCGCGGATCCAGCTCCCGCATCAGGGCATCCGCACGCTGATGAATGCGGGTTAATGACGGTGCCGCACCGGCAATCGCCGGATCGCTGGCTGACCACGCCGGACCGGGGGGCAACAGTGCCGACAACAGACGGATGTAATCATCGTTTGTCACGTCCATGAAATCGTCCCCAGTACCGCCAGTTCATTTTTTGCAATGGAGATATTGTCTGCCGGTGCAAGCAACTGATGGCTGTATTCCCCGTTCGCACCGGAAATCGCCTCACTGATACGCGACACCTTCAGTTCTCCCTGCGGATAACCATCACGCAGCAGGAACGAACGCAACTCGGCGGTGATGGCAGCCCGTATTTCCGGTGTGTCCGGCGTCACGCGGATATGAAAATCCACTTTATGCGCCACCGGCCTGAATACATACAAATCAGAGCCTGCCACCGGGGCCAGTGGCTCAATGTGTTGTCTTGCCGCCGTTTCCGTTGATTCTTCCGGAATGGGATTAATCAGGTCACTGCTGGCAATCATCACACCGACAGTTCCCGTTCCCATCCAGTGACGGTATGTCCATGCGCGGGTAATGCCGGGCACTTCTTTAGCCCAGACAACATAGTCCCCGTCAGCCCCGCCCTGAGGCGTCCAGTAATACCGCTCAATGACGCGGGCGCGCCACGTTTCCAGATCTTCAGTATCGAATCCGCCAGTCAGGGTATCTGCAACACCGGAAGACGGCAGACCATTCACCGGCGTGACCAGGATTAATGCCGTACCGTCGTCAGCGTTACCGACCGCGCCTGCACTTGAGCAGGCGATCGGCACGCGCAGGACACCACCGGAGCTGGTTGCATCAGCAGTTGCCGTGTACTGAACCAGGTCATCGCGCTGAATCACGCTCCCGGCGGTCACCTTCAGGCCATCGCTGACACCTTCCCAGCGCATATACCCGCTGGCAGCCGTGGCCCCCTTGCGCGGACACCGTTTCATCGCAGCATGTCGCGCCAGCCAGGACTCATCGCACAGGTCAGGCAGCATGTTCATTGCCAGATAATCGATGTAACCGTAAACCGTATGCAGCGCCGCCGCATACACCTTTGCCCGCACGTCTTCATCCATGCGCCGGAGCGTGTCGCTGACGTCCAGCCTGGCGAATAAATCGTTACGGAGCATACTGATATTTTCTGCCAGCGTCGGGCGCTGAAATTCACTGTCCGCCATGCGTTATCGCACTCCACAGATCATCAAAAGAAATCATTACCGGTCCGTCACGACGCCAGAGGGTGATACTGTTACCCAGCTCATTAATCCCGGTGCGGCGGATATCCAGATCAATACGGGACACCACGCCGTCATCAATCATCCATTGCAGGCATTCGCGGATATACCCCCTTACTGTCTGCACCAGCTGATTGGTCAGTTTGCTGCGCTGAAGCAGCCACAGTCGTGAGCCGTAACGGTCATTCTGTACCGCAGGCCAGGTATCCCCCCACCATCCCATCGGGACGTCGGCGTTGTCATCAGGCTCCGCCCGCCGCCAGGTAAACAGGGAAATCACCACGGCGCGGGTCAGCGGATCCAGCGGTGCGCTGGCGCAGGTGCGTTTACCGTTCACCGTCAGCCACAGTTCCATCATGCCTCCATCGCTTTATCCGGTTTGTCGGTGTTACTGCCCTGACCGTTCTCTCTGTGACGATGCCCGTTATAGGCAAGCCGCATCGCTGACATGGTAGTGCCGCTGGAGTCGCACAGGTCTTTCACCTGTCCTGTCACTTCCAGGTCCATTTCAAAACGTGCTTTAGGTGAATTGCGAAACGTGATCGTTTTACCTGCACCGTCCACCACGATCCCCTCCCGGGTCAGCGTCACAGACTGCCCCTGATCGTCATAGACAGCCACCTCACCCGTCTGCAACCCTTTCAGGCGGTAGCGCCGGTCCGACACCGTAACAACCACCGCATGAGAACGGTCGCCATCCGGAAACAACACCACCGCTTCCGCGCCGCTGTTTGCCCTTGCGGTAAAACCGTAGGGTTCAAGATGTTCAACCCCGGCTTTGGGTTCACCGGCAATCAGGGACACATCCACGGTCTGACATTTCGTGGCGGCACTGATGCTTTTCACCACTGCCCGCGCAATCAGGCCGAGAAGTTGTCGCTGCATGGCTTCAATCGTCCTCATCAGAACGGGTCCTCCTGTACTCTGGCTTTTTTCTTTTTCCGCGCGCCGGGGGCTTCGGGTTCAGGCAGATAAGCATCAGGCGGGCCGACACGGATTTCCGTCAGGGTGCCGTTCTGGTCCTGAGTAAACGTGACTTCCGAGACAAGCAGTTCGGTATTGTCGAAACCACAGACTGGATCGAAGACAATCACCCGCTGGTTGGGCTGCCACAGCGTACCGTTACCCTGTCGCCAGCCCTGCACCACATAGGTGGTTTCATCCGTCCGCGCCGCCCGTTGTCGGGCTTCAAAGTCAGCACGCGCAATACAGCCTGCCCCCGTGGCCTGCCCTGTCTGCCTGATATACATCGGACGGTAACGGGCAATAAATGCGTCCTCTGTGCGGGCCCGCAGCGCGGTGGTGGTGACCTCACCGAAATCATCGTCGTTTCCGGCACGCTGCCCCGCCACCTGGTAAACAGAAAACCGCTCCCGGATACTCTTCTCCGTATCACAGGAAAGGATGTTTTCCCCAAGTACCAGCGCGGTATGTGCCCGCGTTGAGCCAATACCGCCAATCACCAGCCTGCCGTGCGGATCGTCGTAAGCCAGCGCCTGCTGCTGACCGAGTATTTTGTTGATAACCTCAATCACCGTTTCACCGTGATCAGGCTGAACATCAGGAATAACACCCGACGGCGCACCGCTGTTCACCACCTCAATGCCGAAAGGCGCAGCAAGCGCCTGCGCAATCTGCACCAGCGAGCGTCCGTTAAACTGTGTCGGTTCGGCTGCACAGTCAATCAGGTCAGCCGTCAGACTACGTCCGGCAATACCGGTGCTGACCGAACGGGCATCGTAACGAACGGGAGTCGCCTCCACCCAGCCGGTGATCACCAGCTCATCACCAATCAGCACTTCCACTTTTGAACCGTTTTTAATGCGCGGCTGAAGCGTGGTGATACCCTCATCTCCCGGCCACTGGCGAGTGATCTCCACACTGAAATCCCGCGCCAGCCGTTCAATACCGGCACCGATGCGCACCGATGTCCAGCCATTCCACTCCCGGCCATTTACCCGTAGCGTGACATTGTCGTTCATTGCACTGGCACCTTCAGAGGGATCACCGGCACAAAGCCGGGATGCGTAATGGCATTACGCCGGATAATGTCCGCGTCACGCGCCGCGTTATCAAACCAGGTCGCCGCCAGCACCAGCGCGGGTAAAACCTCATCCGGCGTGCGCTGAATGATCCGTGCAGACTGTTCAAGGCGCGTGTTGATATCCGCATTCAGATCTGCTTTCACCCGGCGCAGCGCCAGAAACAGCGCATCACTGGTTGTACGGGACAACTCCTTATCAATTGCCGTATTCAGTGTGTCGCGAATGTCGGTCAGTTCTTCCCACGTTGGCAGGTCAACCGTGTTTTTCACCGCCGGTGCATTGTTCAGTGCCGGATGCGTGACAGAAGGCCAGCCGGTGCTCTGCGCGGGTGTTGTTGACTGCCCTACTGTGGCATTCTGCATCACCGCGGAAGTTGTGGGCGCAGGCAATCGTGTGACGGCATACGCCGCTTCGCTGATTGCGGTCGTACGAAGGGTGCTGGCAACCACGTTACGCTGCTGCGTCGCCGTGGCGGTAGTTTTACTGTCCGTTTTCCAGACGCCGCGCGGTTGCAGATCGCTGCCGAGGCTGACACCGGAAAGCGTTTTGATCATGGTGACCAGGTCGCTGGCGTTACCATAAAGGCGTTTCCCGGTACGCCACATTTTCTGCACCTGCTCAACGAAATTTTTGCCTGACGATGGTGGCGGCAGAAGTACCGAGATATCCCCCTGCAACAGCCTGGCGGCATCCGATACGGCAGAATCCACCACTTTCATCGCATCAGAAACATACCCAAGCATTGTGCTGGCATTACCGACGACGTCGTTCTGCACAAAATCTGCCACGCCATCGATACTGAAACCACTGAAGCTGTCACTGATGCAGTCATCCAGTGCAGAACAGGATGACATCAGCGTCTGCGCCGTCGCCGCACCTGAAGTGGGGTAAGAGAGTTCTCCCGCTTCGACAAACTTCAGGTCAAAGCGGACAATACGCCCTTCACTCTTCGATGTGCTGACCCGAACTTCCCCGTCAACACAGACTTTCAGCTCACCGTAAGTCGGATGGACAAGCGTGCCGGGACCGGGTTTATTCAGCGCGTCAATCAGGCGATCGCGCTGGTCAAAGCAGTCATCTCCCACCACATAAGCTGTGATGGACGGGCGGAAAGTGATTTTCCCCAGGTCTTCGGTATAGGGTTTGTCGCGGTTCGGGTATTCGTGCGTTTCCACACGACGACCGGTTCCCGCACTTTCTTCTTCAACCTTAAACGGCACACCGCGAAATGACGCGTCCTGAAGTCTGTCTTTCCACGTCATATAAACTCCGTACATAAAAAATCCCACCGGAGTGGGACTCATTAACAGATTAATTTTTCATTACCTGCCAAAGCGCGTATAGCCAACATCATGGCTGACATCAAAACCGCTGGATCGCGTTTCCATAACCCGCATACCCGGAGGCGAATTCACAAAAGAGACCTTGATCTCACCATCAACTTTTGGCGCAGAAGCTTTGTTAATCATGAAGGGATTCGGGCCTGTGGCACCGGAGGCGTTGTTTGACTGAGCCGGATCTACCGCCTGATAAGGTGTGTATCCCCGTGCCGGTATTCCCGTCCCATAAGCATCATAAGCACCCGCGCCCCACTGCGCAGAGTTAATGGCATCGACCGTGTCACCGGAACTGTCGGTAAACCACTCAATAATTGGCTTCAGTTTGTCCCACATATCCTGAAACCACTTAACAACCGGTCCCCAGTTATTGATTACCATCCCCAGCGGCGACCAGGCAAAAACCTTCTTCAGAAGTTCCCAGCCAGCCTCAAAATAAGGACCAATGGTTTCCCAGAGCTTCTTGAAATAAGGTCCGACAACATCCCAGTTAGTGATAATTAATCCCGCAGCCAGGGCTATCGCCGTCGCAATCATTCCAATCGGCGTCATCGACATGATCCTGCTGACAATACTGATGGCACCGCCAACGCCCATCAATCCCAGTTTCAGAATCGCAAGACCGGCAGCAAGCCCGACGACGCCGCGAATAACCCGGGGATTTTCATCCGCAAACTTCGTGAATTTTTCCCCTAACTCCCCCAGCCATTGCGTGATATTTTTGGCGTCACCAGAAAATGCGCCGCCAATAGCCGCAAGGCCGTTAGTTGCGGTCCCCGTCATTGCCTCCCACAGGTTGGACAGCGTACCAAGCTGGGCCTGAACACGTTTATTCAGGCTGGCCTGTTTATTCATCTTCTGCTGGATCTGATCGTAGCCATCCTTTCCTTTATCGATTAGTGCATTGACCACCTGAAGGGTTTCGGCATCATCACCAAATATTGCCTTAAGTACACCTGTTCGCTTAACGTCGGTCAGTTTTCGCAGCTTTGCCAGTTGCCTGAACATGTTATCAAGACCGCCAAAACTTCCTTTGCCGTCAGTAAAATCGAGCTGTACCCCGAGTTTCTGGCGGGCCATGATTTTATTGACGTCCCTGATTTTCTTAACGCTTAATCCGGACTGGATAACTTTTCGCAGGGCGTTACCTGCCGACTCCCCGTTCATCCCCATCTGATCCATCATGACGCTGATGGGGGCAAGGCTCTGTGCAGCCTGAAGACCGTCCTTGTTCACCATCTTCAGAACAGAGCTGGTTTTAGTGAAGAAGGACAACATGTTGGTATCGTCAACACCCAGATAAAACGCCTTCTGGATAGTGTCGAACAGCCCCATCATGTCTTCTGACGCCGTTCCGGTAGCATCCTGCATCTTTGCAGCAAACTCAGCAGCCGCTTCCGGTGTTTTTTTCAGTTGTACCGCAAGATAAGCTGTCGCTTTACCCACACCGCCAAGAATGTTTTCTGCCGGGATCCCCTGACGCACCAGCATCTGCATCATGTTCTGGAAATCAGCCGTTGTACCGGGTAGCTGGTTACCCAGGCCAATAGCCAGTTTATTGATGTCCTGAAAGCTCTTTCCAACCTCGCCGTTCGCATCCATCATGGCGACTTTCAGCCCGGTGGCGGCGTTTTCCTGATCGGCATAAGATTTCAGGGAAAGCGTCAGACCCGCTGCCAGTCCGCCACCAAGCGCCAGCCCACCCTGTGACGCTTCTTCCGCCTGGCGTTTAAATCCCCGGATTTTCTTTTGCATTTTCGACAGCGCGGGAGAAAGCCTGTCGACACCGGTGATCAACGCCTTAAGCTCAAATTCCGCCATGTGTGCGTTTCTCCTGCTCTATCCTGTTTGCCTGACTGACCAGCAAGGGAATTTCACTGATCGGCATATTCAGCAATTCGAAAGGATTAATGCGCCAGTAGCTGGCGCAGTCAAAGAAGCGATCAGTGAGGTATTCAGCCGTCAGGCCTGGAGGAAAAAACCAGCCACAAGCCACGCCGCTGCATTCAGGTCTGCCGGAGACATCTGGTCGACAGAGCTTTGCGGCACTTTCGCCAGCCGCACAATGTATTTCGACACCACATGCGCCAGAAGTCTGACTGACTCATCCTGATTCATCTGGTAGGGATACCCCAGCTCGCGGACATCCTTCCCGGTGGGTTCATCAAACTCCAGTACGGAGAGTGTCTCGCCATGAGCAGTAATCGGTTTCTTTAACTCAAGCTCTTTCATTACTGGTAATCCCCTTCTTCACCGTGGAACTCAAGATCAACCGTGCCTTCTTCGGCATTATGGTTCGCTTCGCCGTGCAGCCAGGCAGACGACAGTACATAGACCTGACCGTTCGCCAGCTCGGCAGTGATGGTCATCTCATCAGACGAGGTGATTTTGCTTACCGGAAAATTCTTCGGCACCTTGAAGGTCCCTTTGACATAAGGCGCACGGTGAGTTTCCTTGCGGTCCACTGAACCGTCCAGGCCGATGATGTCATCGTTAACCGTTTTGTTCATGGGCACCTCAATGCCGCCGGTCAGCGATAGCTGCTGACCGTCAATTTTGAAATAACAGGTTCCCCCGATACGGGCCATTATGCAGACTCCTCTGAATACTGAAGACGGAATTGATTAACCACGGCAAAGACACGCAGCTGGTTAACATAGTCAGGCGGGAACAGCGTGTTCAGGCGGTTCGGATCGCTGGCATCACGCTCCACAACCAGGTACTGCTTAAACAGTTCGTAGTTTTCCACGATCCCCGCACGCTCAAGCTGACGGTAGGTTGCCAGCAGTTCCCCTTTGATCACCGCCGGGGTGACAATCGCCTGACCGGGACCAAAGCGGGTACCGTCACTGGCAAGCTTGTGACGCCCGTACTTACTGGTAATGACGGATTTCAGTTTGCGCAGTACATACGCGCTGGTATGCAGCGTCTCACTGTCGAGGTAACTGTTATCCGCAACCCCGTAAGCGTTTTTCCTGTACGTGGTGACATCACGCTGAATGCGTAGTACCCCGCTTTCGACATACGCCGTTGCCACGCCATGAGACAGCAGGGTCTGTTGTTCGGTCATCGTGAACCGTTTCCCCTTCGGCGCAGGCAGCATACCCACCAGCTCACCGGTCTGCGTGGGACGTGCCGGATCGTTGCGGATAAACACCGCTGCGCGGGCGGTACGGCTTGCCGCCAGCTCGTCGGCAGGCGTCTGGGTCTCTTTTTCGTACCCCGCCAGGGTAATGTGCTGCTGGTTAAACTGGTCACCTGCGGTCACCAGTTCTGACAGCGTGCCGATCTTTGCCGTATACACATGACCATACAGCTGACGCGCATAGCTCCAGCGACCGCTGGTATCGTTCATCTCGGTCACCAGCGTGTTAACGGAGGCCGTGTCGTTGAACGGCAGGCCGATATAATCAAACGGCTCATCCGCCATTGCAGCCACCGCGCCGGTGAGAACCGGAGCACCCGTTCCGGCGGTACCCGTCGCCACGGCAATCTGTACGCCCGCTGGCAGCACTTCGCCCCCACCAAAGCCGTAGTAATTGAGGCTGACAGGAATTTCATTCCCACAAAGCCCCTTATGACGCGCGGTCAGTGTGACCACGCCTGCCAAAGATGAAGCCGTAAACGGCAGGGTCGGAACGGCATTGATGGCATCCTGGATACTGCTGGCAATCATCGTGACGTTATCGCCGTTAGTCACCGGTGCCTGCACGCGGGTACGTCCTACATACACATTCACCGTGCCGGTTTCGGTTGCCGCCCCGGTCACCGTCAGCGTAACTGTTGCCGCCGCACCTGTGGATTCAGGAACGGCAATCACATACAGCTCGCCAAACGGGTCAGTCTGGCGATAAGCCTCGACCATACGCGCCAGCTGACTTCCCGCACCACAAATCTGGCGTGCATAGTCTGCCGACGACATCAGTACCAGACTGTTGGCAACAATCTCTGCACCGTTATTGGCATGACCAATCAGCAGCGATGCTCCGCTGTCCTGTGCAGTATTCGCCGCCTGGTTATCCATTTCCGCATAAAACAACGGAACCAGCGTATTCGACGGAATGGTGTTAAAGCTTATCGTCATCGGTGTTCACCTTTTTATTCACGCGCCGGATATCACCCGCTGCTTCACGGCGCAGCCAGTAGTTGTTCTCGTCAACATTTCGCCCTTCGGCGGGCAAAAGGTCGCCGCGGGCAGGGTCAGGCACTGACCGCCCTTTAACAGGTTTGACAAACATGAGGATCCTCAGGAAGGAAGGGTTATTTCGGTGTGATGTTCGATATCGCCGTCAGGCCCGTTACCGGGCTCGAGATAATCAACATCAATCGCCAGCGTTTGCAGTTCATCCAGACTGTTCAGATCATCCTGCTGGCGGGTATCGTCTTCAGTCAGCTCGCTGATGACCGAAAAATCGAACTGATAAATCAGCTCATGACGATTCAGATCCAGCAGCGTGCCGCCGTCATAGGTAATCGGGTTACCGCACGCTTCCGGGTTCCAGCCCAGCAAGGCCTTAAAGAGCATCTGCCGGACATCGTCCACCACATCATACGAAGCAAACTGACCGAGCTCATCACGCCCGTTACTCAGTATGACAACCACGGAGAAGCCCTCTTTCAGCTCCTGCCAGTAGTCGGTCTGGCTTTTGTTTTCTCCCGGAGAGTCATCACCCGGTACCACATACGCCGCCGGGAGTCTCAGCTTTCCGACCTCCGGCAGATTTTTGAACTGTGCCGCGCCTGCCACCCGGTTTTCAAAATACGGGCAGCGGGCACGCAGTGCAGCAATAACAGGCGTCAGTTTCATCTGTGTCGTCGCTCCGGCTTCAGTGATTTACGCAATTCCCGCGCCAGAAAATAGCGTGTCCAGCTGCGGTTCTTTTCAAGCGTTTCCACCATAAAGTTATTACGTGGAGCCAGCCGCCAGCCGCTGCCACCGGATGCACCACGATGATGACTACGACGACGTTTTGCTCCTCCCCGGACACCAAAAAACAGAAACGCCGGATAGAAGTCACCAGAGATCATCCGGTTCCCCTTCCCGTTGCGCTGGTTAGGGGCAATGCGTGTCATAAAACCGGCTCGCTTTTTACTGGCTCTCGGCACCATGTAACCAATCGAACGAGCCAGGCGTCCGGTCTGATAACCGGGGTTTTCACCCTGTGCCGACCGCGCACGGCGCATCACCAGCCGACGGGCATCACGCATATGACGCTGCCCAATCGTGACAAACGCCCGCCGGACACGGGCGCGGTTAAAGCGCATCTCGGCGGGCTGCTGAACATCAACGTGAAAAAAGGGAGTCGCCATTGCTGCCTCCGTGACTCTGCGTAAATTCGCCCAGTTCCGTACACTCCAGCAGCAGAAAGCGCCGCGCCCCGTTCAGATCGCGCTGACGTTTCACCCGGTACACACTGTCATCACAGACCACCTCATAATCAGCAGTGATCCCGCGGCGGTAGCGAATGGTGATGTAATGGGTGATGGCGTCCCCGGTCTGCGCGGTTTCCTGCCAGGTGGTGGCACTGGTCTGGATAACCTTCGCCCATGCCCGGAACGCAACCGGGTATTGAGGCTCCACGCCAAAGTTATCCGCGGGCATATCCACCCGCTGGCGGATCAGGACGCGTTTATTCAGTTCGCCGGGGTCCGGCAGTATGTAGGTTGCGCTGGTCTGCGCCTGACGAATTTTCATAGTGGTATAAGGCGATAAGGAGCAACCAACCAGTTAAAACTCATTGGCAACTCCATTTTCTCAACGTCTGTAACCGTTGAGCGGTTTTCGTAGAAATGGCTGACAAGTAGCAGAAGTGCCAGCTTCACATCATCAGATATCACAAGCCCATCAGGATCATCCGCAGGCCTGTCATCTGCGGTTGCATACAACTTACGGTTAAGGAAGTTTTCCGTACGACTCTGAGCGGCCTTACCAAGCAGTTCAAGCAACTCATCTTCATCAGAGAAATCATCATCCAGACGGAGCTGAAGCTTAATCTCTTCCATTTTTAACAGCATAAAACCTCCTGTGCCCGCCAGAACGCGGGCACAAAAAAACCGCATTACGCGGCGTGCTGTATTACGTAAAAAGACTAATCAACCACCAACGCTACCTTTCCCCACCAGCGCTTTAATGGCAGAGGTGTCTTCCAGGATACAGTCAAAACGATGGAAGGCCAGAAAACCGGTCTGATCATATTCCGCGTAACGCTCAACCAGACGTTTAAGAATCATGTATCGCACACGACGGATAATGAAGCGATCAAAGTCACCACAGAACATGAATTTTTTACCCGCCCCGATATCATCAATTTCCTGATCAATGACATACGGTACATTCAACACTGAAGCAGGTGCCACACCAACAATATCCGGCAACCATAAAGGGCGTCCCTGACCGTCTTCCATCTCACTGATCAGTTTCAGCGTATTATCGTTAAACGCCAGGCGGAATTTCGGTCCGCGACGATATGCAGGATCAATGCTGTGTTTCAGAGCCAGAATTTCCTGCCACTTCACCGTATTTGCCGCGGCAGTCTGTGTTGTGCCGGTCACAGATGCGACCAGCCCTTTGGGTTGTTTAGGCGTACCAGCACCAGTTCCCTGAATCAGATAACGGGCTTCACCACGACCAATACGTTCAGCAATGCGACGGGCAAGATAAGCTTCCATATCGATCGCACTGTCCTGCAGCAACTCATTAGACACACGAATTATTTTCGATGTCATTTTGAGCGCCCCAAGGCTTCCCATACCGAAATCGGTGTCTTCTTCACCGGCTTCTTCATTTTCGCCCAGCAGAACACCAACTTCGGAAGTACCATCAGCTGTTGCCCACTCCATAGTGCGACCGTCAGAAGTGGTAAGAATCTGCGCCACACTGGCGATGCCACCGTAGGATTTCATCTTCTCAACAACTTTCGCCAGGAATGTTTCTGGTACGGTATATCCGCCCTTTTCATCCTGAGCTACGCCCTGGGCACGAAGTTCACGCAACGCCTTTCGTTCTTCTGATGTCAGCTCACTGGCACCGTGACGCATCCACTTATCAAAAACCTGAGCTCGTTTCTCATCCTGTTGTGGATTGTTTTCCGGATCAAGATTCTGACGCTGCTCTTCCTCATTGCTTTCAATGTACGCCTGATCCTGACGACGCAGTTCTTCTTCGCGTGCAATTCGTTCATCAAGCGCTTCCAGTTCGGATTTTGCTTTGTTCCACTCAGTGCGCTGCTCTTCCGTCCATGCGTTATCACCAATTTTTTCATTCAGGGCGCGCATGTCAGTTGCGATAGTATTACGTTTCTGTTTCAGTTCATGCAGTTTCATGATGTTTCCTTTACGCGTTAAGAAGGGTCAGGACGCGTTCACGCGCCATACGTTGATTAATGGCTTTCTGTAGCGCGCCGCTGTTGCGCGCCTCCTGCCATGCTTTCATGGAGCGAACAGCCGAGTCAGCCTCCTGATAGGCAGGATATGTCACAGGACTGACATCCAGCAGACGGGAAAAGCGGGTTATCTCGCGAATAACAACCCCGTCCTCATCCTGATACCACTCCTCGCCGTCACGGGCGACACGGAAAGCAAAAGATGACTGGTTAATATCTCCACGTTGCATCGGGGCCAGCACCAGATCACGAATGGTCTGTGTCTCCGGAGCCTGGATGTCATAGCGCAATCCGCGCTCATCAACTGAAAGATTCAGCGTGCCTGCTGCACTACGCCCAAGAATAAAATTAGGATCGTGGTTAAACAGTGCGCGTACATCATCACCAAGCACATCGTCAAAAGCGCCGGGCCGGATGATTTCGCGGAATGAACCAAATATCAGCTCAGAACGACAGTCAAACACCGATCCATAACCGATAATGTGCGCAGGGTTATCGTCATGCCGCTCAGCACGCACCTCACCGCTGTAACAACGGATTTCACGGTCATTCATTGGTTTTTCCCTCATCATTTTTTGGGGGCTTAAAATCTCCTGCCGGGTTAGCAGCATTCACGCTTACCAGCATCTCATCCAGCCCTTCAACCGGATTCATATCCTCGAATGCGCGGGCTTCATTACGGCTCATCCATCCATCGGTAATAGCGAAGTGATAGAATTGCGCGCGCTCCTGCGGAGTTCCGCGTAAAAGCCCCGTCAGATTGAACCTAACGTAATACCCGGCGGCTAACTCAGCGCGGGTAAACAAGCGACGGTTAAGCTCCTGCTCCCAGTTCGTTACCCACGGCATCATCGTGTAGCGGACAAACTGAATCGCCTGCGCAGAAATATTGGAGAAGGTGGCTTTTTCGAGGTCATTAATCATGTGCGCAGGAATATTGAAAATACCGGCAATCATTGAACGGTTCAGTTTCATCATGTCAATGATCTGAGCGTCAACTGGCGACACAGTCAGTGCCTTGTAATCCAGATCGGCTGGCAGCAGCATGGTTTTGTTTTCCTGGCTGCGTAACGCCTGCGATGCCTTCTGCCACTGATCTTTAAGCCAGCCCCAGCTGTCCTTATTGAGTCCGCTTTTAACGGATACTATCCCCGCCGGACGGGCATTACCGCTGAAGAAGCTTTCTGTGTATTTCTGACCGCTCATCCCCATGCCTATTGTTTCGGCATGTTGCATAATCGGACTCAGCCCCATCTTCTGATTATTACCCAGCGCACGGATGTGGATCATATCGTCGGGGCTGATCGCAAACGCCCCATATTCGTTGTACAAACCGTAGGTGTATCGGCCACCAGTATTCATCAGCGTCGTTTCCCACGGCATACAGCAATCCAGGGATATGACTTCACCGCGACGATTACGTTTCACCCAGGTATACCCATTCCCCCAGCCAAGGATGTGACGTTGCTTCAGTTCGCGCCATTTGTAACTGGTTTGCCAGGTATTGGGCTCATCATGAACCAGATAAAACGCCGGATGATCGCGTGCGGGCTCAACCTTCCCATTGTGCCTGCGCATAACATGCAACGGCATCTGGGCAAGGCTGGAAGACAGGACATAGATACAGGAATACACCGCAGCCAGTTTCATCGCAGTTTCAGGACTGACATAAACGTCTGTCCGGAACAGCCCATCAGTATCAACGGCATCCCCGGTTATCGGGGTGGAAGGATTCTCCAGTGATTTACTTCTGAACAGAGCATCAAGCAGCACGCGTCCCCCTTCTGGCCATAGCCAGTGCGCCCACCAGCAGTAAACCGCCGGACAGCATCAGAGCCGGAGCCATACCAAACTGCAGGTAAAACCCGCACGTAAGCAGGCCAAAACCAGCCAGCCCGATAACATCAGCAATTAGTGATTTCATAGAATTAAGAGAGCATCGTCCGGATCAAGAGATGAGAGGAAATCGTCGGGTTCTTTGAGCATTGCCCGACCGATCGCCATAATCAGCGCAACCGCACCATCGATTTTGTTTTCCGCCTGCTCCTTGACAGGCTTCACCACATCATCGTTACCCGGAATGGTTTTGCCGACCACGTTGCCGATACACCAGGTCATGATGGGATTGCCGTCATGATGAAAGCGCCCCGATTCAATCGCCGCTTCCAGCTCTTTCATCGGATCGGACATGTTGGTGTAGTTCTGAATGATGGTGATGGGGTTCAGGTCTTCATCAGCAAGGTCATGCGACAGCCCGGTCGCCCCGAAGGGGTCGATGGGTGACTCACTGACCGGGCTGATTTTGTTCGCCGCTTTGGCCTCCTCGAGGATGTACCGATAATCCACCTCCGCACCAGCGGTAACAGTCAGAACGCCCATTTCCACCCATTTCTGAAAGCGTTCGGCTGTCCGGCGATCTTCATTTTTCTCGACGCTGTACACCGTGTCATACGGTACCCAGAAACGCGGGGCCACACTGTAGTAATGCGTTTTACCGTCAATCTCGCGGGTATAAAGTCGCGCCATGCTGTTCATATCCAGCTTACGCGCCAGGTCAAAGGCCAGAATGCACGGCTGCCCCTCGAACTGCTCAAGGGTCAGTGATTTATCCTCGCAGCTCTGCCAGCTCACCAGGTTGAAATACGCCGAACGCGCCGACACCCAGATATTGAGGTGTTTTGTTTTAAAGACGTTTGCCAGACGGGCGTTATTTTTCGCACGCTGCTGCTGACTTAACAAAAATTCGCGATAAACCGACACGCCAATATTTGGATTGGCTTTTTCCAGCACCTGCGGGTCGGTCCAGTCGTCACCTTCATCAACGGTATAGATGATCCCGAACAGTTCATCGTTGGGTACCGAACCGTTGAGCATCTCGATAACTTCCCGCCGCTTGTCGTAGCACGGCCCCTCAATGTTGTACCCGGCGGTGGTGATGGCCCACATCAGTGGCTGACGTCGCGCCCCCATCCCGGTAAGCATCGTGGTATAAAGCGCATCGGTGGCGTGCTCGTGATATTCATCCACCACCGCACAGTGGGGTGATGAACCATCACCAGGGTTACCGATCAGCGGTTCAAACCGCGCACCATCCTCCGGACGGTTCATGTTTGAGGCGTTAACCTCAATCCCGAACGCTTCCGTCAGCATGGGTGTGCGTTTACACATCAGTCGTGCCGGACGAAAGACTTCCCATGCCTGTTTCTCCGTCGTGGCACCGGAATACACTTCCGCGCCGAACTCGTTATCACAGGCAAAACAATACAGGGCGACACCGGCAGAGATTGCCGATTTGCCGTTCTTACGGGGGATTTCGGTATACACCTCCCGGAAGCGGCGCAGCCGGGAGCCTTTATTGACCCAGCCAAACGCGCAGCAGATCACAAAGAGCTGCCACGGCTCCAGCGTGATGGGCATCCGTTTGAATGCCCACTCACCCTTGGTGTGCGGCAACAGCTGAATAAATTTCGCGGCCCGTTCAGCCAGGTCCTTGTCGAAGCGGTAACGAAACGACTTACTTTTTTCCGCCATCAGGTCATCAAGATGGCGCTGGCAGGCCTGAATCACAAACTGGCAGGCCACAATCTTTCCGCGCACGACATCACGGGCATACTGATTTGCAGCATTTACGTTGGGGTAAGATTTCCGGCTCATGATTCGATAATTTTCAGAAACGGGTTAGTGGCTTTCTTCTGCCCCGCCAGGCCAATCAGACGCTGGCGGCTGCTGGGGTCGAGTCCGAGCATTGCCCCCGTACTGCTCATCTCGGACTCCTGTTCTTTTTTGGCGGTCAGCTCCGGATTTTTGACCATGCCGCCCATTGCACCGGTGATGGTGTTGCCCTGTCTGGCAATATTTTTCACGGCACGTCGCCAGAACTCATAGGCCACGCACCACCGCTCAAGCACCGCGAGGTCAGTCACGCACAGCAGGCCCTGACCGCAGAGTTCTTTGGTTGTCAGTTGCCACATGATCGTGGCGAGAGGGAGATCTTCTTCAGCGAACCACTCCGGTGGCTCAACACCTTTGATGGGCGTAAAAACAGGTTCATCTTTGTTCAGGGCTCGCTTGCCGGGGTTTCCGGCCAGCGCCTTGCGCGCCGTTGGCTTGGGGCGACGCCCGGAACGCCCCGCCGTTCCAGCCATATGCGGCACTCCTGGTTAAATTTCATTTTTCGCGGGTATAAAAAAACGATGGGGCGGGCAGTCCGGAAGACGTCAGGTCACAGGGATTTGACCCGCCCCTCCCCTCTGGCTGTGGGAACTGGTTCTTACTTCAACCGTTCACGGGCCGTCTTCGCCTTATGACATGGCCAGCACAGGCTCTGCAGATTACTGTCAGCGTCAGTGCCGCCATGCGCCTTAGGGATAATGTGGTCAACGGTTTTCGCCTCACGCACCACACCGGCACGCAGACATAACTGACACAGGCCTTTGTCACGCTTCAGCACACGTTCACGGATGGTATCCCACTTCGAACCGTAACCGCGCTGATGACGTGACAGGCCTGGTTTGTATTGCTTCCAGCCTTCGCTTTTGTGGCTTTCGCAATAGCCTGACGGGTCAGTAGTGGTATTGCGGCAACCGCGAACGCGGCAGGCTTTTGGTGTACGTGGTGGCATTAATTGTTTCCTTAAGCCATTACGATGCGTCTGAAAATGAGTTAATCTGAAAATTCCTTCACTATGCGAGAGCATGACAATGGTCATAGGACAAGAAGATCAGAAATGCTGCCCGGCTTGCAATTCAGATGCGACCTGGCAGAACCGTGATACCGCTTGGTTAATTAGATGCCCGATGTGTGAAACATTTCTCATCAGGAATTCCACCATTGAAATTTTGCGAAGTGACGTTGTGTATCGGACATTAGCTGGTGACCTTCTCAAACAAGAAGGTGGGTGTGACTACATGCTTACAAGAGGAAGGCTTGCGAACTTCGCGAAAACCCAGCTCCCAAAATCAAAGTTTCAGGAATACTTCCCTGGTGACAACTACGAATAAGCCATTACAAAGCCCACCCGCAGATGAGCTTTGTAATGGCTACTGTGAGTTGCGTGACGTTTCTATCTTCCTGATACTGGCCTTGTCGATGTTGCACTGGCCCAGCGCCGAAAGCAGGCTCACATTCAGATCCAGACTGGCCCCATAGGTCAGCGGGTCGGGAATGACTGGCTGGGGCGTTTCAGTGGTCAGGCTTGTTGGCAGCGGTACCGCCGGAACCGGCACGTAAACTGTTCGCGTACTTCCGCAACCGGTCAGCAGCGGCAGCAGGCACATGACGTGAAGCACAATCATCATCCGCAACAGCCACTTTGATATCTTCCTGGGTTCTCTGTGACTCCAGTGCGATCTGCTGTTTTGCATGCTGGTTAGCCTCTATAACTGTATTGATGATTTGCAGTGATTGCAGAACGTTACGGGTAATGGCAGTTGCTGATTCAGCATTTCGTACAGCCTCATCAGCACGCTCCTTTTCGTGCTGATATTTGCTGTAGTAATGTCCAGCAGACCAGATGAAGGAACCAATGACGCTAACAACGAAGGCAACAATAACCAGCTTATATCTCAGCTTCATTTACTACCCCACCAGCTTTTTTAAATCGGGCAATCAGGTCACCGATTTTATGTTCATACTGACCGTAACCTGCACCAGGTAACGACGCCCAGATATTGCTGCAACGGTCGATTGCCTGACGAATACTGCCGCGGTCAATCATCGGTAAAGCACCACGCTCTTTAATCTGCTGCAGAGCTACAGCGTCCTGGCTTTCTGGAGAAAAATCTTTCAGGCCAAGCTGTTTACGGTAAGCATCCCACCAGCGTGAAAGAAGCTGGTAACGTCCGGCAGCTGTTGATTTGAGTTTGGGGTTTAGCGTGACAAGTTTGCGAGGGTGATCGGAGTAATCAGTGAACAGTTCGCCACCAACAATAACATCATAACCGTGGTTACGTGTCGGTTGTCGCCCGTTATCCGTTCCTTCTGACCATGCCACCATATCCAGGAAAGCTTTACGCTGGGAATTTAGTGCCTGCATAAATTACTCCTTCGAGCTACCAAATTTGTTACCGATTACTCGCATTGCAGCCCCACGAATAGCATCGACACCGATCAGCCCCACGCCACCACCAATGGCAACAGAAAGCGATTTAGGCCATCCGACATATTCAAGAGCGGATGCAAAGGTCAGCGTCAGAGCGCCACATAGCAAAATCTCGAGCGTTTTTCGCTTCCAGCCACCACCACCGCCAAAATAGGCGATGCGCAAACCAGCCATAACGATCGACATAATCACTGCACCCAGCGGTGTGTCTCCACGCCACCAGCTCTGAAACAACTCCAGCCAGTCCGGCCAGGTATTTGGGTTATGAGGCATTTCGTCATCTCTCACCTCGCGATATTTGCGGGTGCTGTGTTGGAAATAAAAAGGCCACGCAACGTGGCCACCAGAATTATTTCCCCACCAGTTCACTTACCTCTTTCACCGTCTGATTAAACCGCTCTGACTCAAGTTCAACACCTAACGCCCGACGCCCCAGCGCCATTGCTGCTTTTATTGTGGAACCGGATCCCATAAAGAAATCAGCAACCAGATCACCAGGTCGACTACTGGCATTGATTATTTGCCGGAGCATATCCGCCGGTTTCTCGCACGGATGTTTACCCGGGTAGAACTGAACGGGCTTATGCGTCCAGACATCGGTATAAGGCACGGAGACTGATACGGAGAAATAGCGCCGGAGAGATTTAAACTCATCCAGCAATTCAGAATATTTGCGATTCAGTGAATCATAAGATGCCACCAGCTGGTGGTGTGGTTGTTCCAGTTGTTGTTCCTGAAACTTCTCTGCCGCTATACGGGAAAACAGTGCCTGTAACTTCCGATAGTCAGCCTCATTCGGCAACTGCCACTGACTGGCACCAAACCAGTGGGAAACCATATTTTTCTTACCTGTGGCTTCGGCAATTTGTTTTGCCGTTATACCCAGTTCGGCACGAGCATCCCTGAAATACGATATCAGCGGTGCCATTATGTGCTGTTTGAGTTCCCTTTCTTTTGCCGCATAGCCGTCACTTTTGCCGCGATATGGCCCCTGGTAATGTTCAGCAAACAGAACGCGCTCTGTGGCAGGAAAATATGCGCGCAGACTTTCTTTATTACACCCATTCCAACGTCCGGACGGCTTCGCCCAGATGATATGGTTAAGCACGTTGAAACGTTCACGCATCATGATCTCAATATCAGATGCCAGGCGATGCCCACAGAACAGGTAAAGGCTTCCGGCAGGTTTCAACACCCGCCAGAACTGGGCCAGACAGTGGTCCAGCCACTTAAGGTAATCTTCGTCCCCTTTCCACTGATTGTCCCAACCGTTAGGTTTCACCTTGAAGTAAGGCGGATCGGTAACAATCAGGTCAATGGAATCATCAGGCAGGGACTGAATAAAATGCAGGCAATCAGCGTTGATTAAATCAACACTGTTTATTTTTACAGTATTTTTCATGGATCAGTAAGCGTAACTCTGGTAGGCTCACTCTGCTTTTGCGCTAAAGCAGTGGGCCGTGGTTCGCTTGTGACCAGTAAGCATGAGCGAATGGCTGGCAGGTGCTACCAACACCCACCAGCCGCCCATTTTCACAGCAGGAAACCGCCATTACTGGCAGCGTCTGAATTTATTCCCGTACCCGCCGTTATCCTTCGCCAGACCCGCCAGAACTAACTGAGTCAGTATTAACTGGCACCGGGCTTCGCTTACTCCGGTAGTTCTCGTCATCATGCGTGGCGTTACCCACTTGTCAGCAGGTAAGAAATGAAGGACTGCGGCGGCGGTTTCTGTCATATCTTGCTGTTTTAGCATGTCTTTTTCCCTTCTGGTTAACATGACATACCAATAACTCTTGTCTAAAAATCCAGCAAGATAAAAAGTCAGTATTCACGACCACCAGCGTGTTTACTGTACTGCACCAAGTTTACAGGTACAAAAAACCCGCTCAGTGGCGGGTTCTTAAATCTTATCAACGGTAGACATACAAAGCCCATCGTTGGGAAAATCTTATCCATGTTTTTTGAAAAATGCAAGCATCATGTCGCCATCTTCGGCGAAAATCATTTATTTTGTCACTTTTCTCAATTGTGTCTCTGCATATGCTTCTTCCTGCCAGCACTTTGTAACCAGTTTATCAATGACATCTGCATATCCTTTGTACCACTGATAATCCGTCAGATCCGGTACCAGCTTCTGGACATGATGCCGCGCCAGTGTGGTTGGTAAACGGCTAAACCGGTTTCCATTGCAACGCCCACAAATCTTATAAACAGGCGTGCCATGAAGCCGGGTCCTTTTTTCATCCAGGACAATACCTTTACCCTTACACCCTCTGCACGCTGTGCTGACTTCTCCCTTACCATGACAATGCTGACATAGTTCCTTCACCCACTCCTCCTTGATAACAGATTCACCGCTTCTGGAGTGTTTCACCACTTCGCGCAATACATTATGAAATCCAGTACCTGCACAATGCTCACAGCGAGCCTTACTTGCCGCAGACCTGGAATAATCAGCAAAGGCAAAATTCACAAGGTAAGGGATGATCTGTAACCGGGTTTCTTCACTCAATTTATTCAATGTCGGGTTATCCAGTGCCATCGCGTAATTGAGCAGACCTTCAATCGCAAACTGAGGATCCTGAACACCAACTTTTGCCAGGAATAAGGCAAAACCCAGTGGTGCTTTCGACTGCACCATCCCCTGCGCAGCCATCACATCCGTAATCGTTAAACCACCAGAGCCTGTCGCCGGTGCGTCATCGCTCAATTTTGGAGATTTTGGGGAGTAATATTTTGGTAAGGCTTCAAGGTTCATGCTCATTCTCCACTTACGCCAGTACGCCTATTGCCAGCGCACGATCGATAAAACGAAATATCAGCTCCAGCTGGGAGCCATACTTCTCTTCAAATGCCACGGTATCCGCATGCAGCTCGTCGTGATGCTTTCTGCACAAAGGCAACACAAAGAGGTCATGCGCTTTTGTACCCATTCCCCCCTGACCGTGGCCTATCAGGTGGTGGGGATCATCAGCGGGCTTTCCACAACATGCACACGGCTGTGTCTTAACCCAGCGCGTGTACTTTTCATTAACCCAGCGGCGACGTTTTGGGCGTAACATAAAAGACTCCGGCGACTCCGGATCCACTTTCAGCGCCAGCACCTTTTTTGCCTTATCCTGGATGATGCTGGTGGCAGGAACCGAAGGCACAAGGTCACTTTCCCGGGTGACAGACGGCACAACAGGCTTTGGTAATCTCAGTGCCTTACGGGCTGCACTTTCCGGTAAGGCATCCGCCAGGTCATTACGAATCAGCCACCAGCACAGTTCCGGCATTGTCACAACGTGACTATCATCAAAACCGAGATCCCGACGCACAACAGACAACACCCAGCGGGCACAGTTATCCGTTGCCATTGATTCCAGCCGTTCCGTGAACTGATCGCGCAGCTGGTTATCACAGTGCCAGCACAGACGGATTGCGCCCGGAGCGTGTCGCATTGTGGTCATGTTCTCGCTGTGCCAGTCGGAATGAGGCCACTGGCAGCCTTTTTCACGAAGTAACCAGCTTTCAAGACATTCCACGCCACCAGCACGACGGATCACTGCCTCATTGCGGAACACGGCCCGAACGGCAGGATCATCCGCCAGCGGTTGTGATGCCGCCGGAACGGCACCACTGGAGAAAGATGAATAACGCTCCGGCTCAGGCTCCAGCAGGACACGCCCCTGCATAAACAGGGGCATCAGCTCTGAACCGGGTCTGAACAATACGATCCCCATACGCGGGGCTATTTCAGGGGTCAGTAGTGCTCTCACGGTCACCTCAATGAACGGTATCGAGCAGCTTTAACAGCTCAGGGAATCGGGATTCGAAGAAATGCGGCTGCGTCTCACGCGGATTTGCGGGACTGGTAATGTTCTTGCCGAACATGCAACCTTTCGCTGTCAGCGACCAGAATTTTTTGATGTTGTTAATCGCGGTACGGCTGTATCGTTCGCGTTGTTCAACGATCCCCAGCTTCGCCATCTGGTGATATGCCTGATTAGCCGTCAGGCGGATACCATACTGCTTCAGCAGTGCACTCAGCGACAGCGTCGGGCGGCTTGAGCCATCAGGCGCGTCAGCAGGTGCATCAATGGCATAGCGCGGTGCCAGATTCGGTAAGCCAACAGCCTCCTGGAGTTTCTGACAGGCCCCAAGCACTGAAGAGTTAGACAGGTTTAACTCCCTGCGCATAAAGTCCAGCAGAATCACTCCAGCCTGCATCTTGTCAGCAGCCTGCCCGGATAATTTTTCCGGTACGCTGGTTACCATATCGAAAGTACGGATCACCTTCAGATGGAATGACGGGCTGATCCACATTGCATAGGCATACACCAGTTCTTTGCAGACATACGTCCCCTGGTTATTTCCGCCATTAATGACGCTAACTGGTTGATTTTGTTCCAGAGGCGGAATTCCACCCTCGGTGAAAAGTTGTTCAATCAATTCACAGGTTTGCTTATTGGAGAGCCAGTATTTCGGGCGGTTTTTTTGTTCTCCCCCGGCTGCCCTGTGCAGATCGTTCAGGCTGTAACGCCCATAAGCATCACGACGAACTTCAATACCATCAATGACCATCAGATTATTCATACTTCGTTTCTCCTCTTAATCAGGCGGCTGCACCCGCCGTTTTCTCGTACTTACTGATAGTGATCTCGACCTTCCCTCCCGGGATAACCGGTCCCCACTCCACCAGCATTCTTTTCACCTGACTGTCGTCTTCCCACACACCCGCGTGGGTCAGGGCGTCAAACAGCGCCTTGTTATAGTTGTCCAGATCGCGGATCCGGTTATCCGGAGGAAACAACACGATCTCCACTGAAGCAGGTGCCGACGTTGGTTTCGGCAGACGACGTAACTGCTCAACTATTGCTGCGCACGCCGCGCTCTGGAATTTTCGCCCCGCCGCGCTTATCAGACTCTTACCAGCAAACGCCCCTTTGTTGGGGTGTCGCCAGTACGTGTTCACGCTGGGCGGGAAAGGCAAGATCAGCTTCATACTTACAGGCCTCTCTCATGTAACCAGTGGGCTGCACGCAGCCTGGCGTTTTCCTCACCGGCAAGCAGTGTGCGGATAATCCCGACCGCCTCGCTGTCGTCGTCCTTCACCGCGGTATGAAGCGTTATCCCCCGGGCCACGCCACGCTTTATCGTGATGACGCCTTTTTTCTCCAGTGCACGAAGATGCTCTACCGCTGCATTCACTGAACGGTATCCCAGCATGGTTGCCACCTCCTGATTGGTTGGCGGAAAGCCACGCTCTTTCTGGTAAGAAATCAGCATATCCAGCACCTGCTGCTGGCATTGAGTTAACGTCGTCATGCCGCCATCTCCCTGACCAGTTTTTCCGCCTGCTGGCGAACCTGCACCAGAAAGGCTTCACCACATGCCTCAAGTTCATCGCGCCCGATGTAGCTGATTGCCGGTCCCTTCCAGGTCTTGTCGAAAACAGCAATAGCACCAGCGAAGAAAGCGCCTGTCGGCACCTGCTTCTCATCCTTCGGGATAAACCAGGCAGGCAGTTCAAAACCAATACGCCCGCGAATAAAAGCAATATGGTCCGCATCTTCCGGCCACCACACTTCGCTGGTGGCAGCTTTGATCAGGAAAACATAGCGCCCGCCCTTATCACGCATGGCACTGGCATGTTTCATGATGTAACGCATGCCGGTGATGTATTGCCCCTCATGCTGACTGGCGCGGCTGTATGGGGGATTACCAAAGGCAGCACCTTTAAGCTCCGCAAGACGTTCTGACCAGTCATGCGCCAGCGCGTTGTCTTCCGCCGTGTAATACGCGGCACATTTGGCGTTATCACCGTCAGTGAACAGATCCAGAACAAACGGACCAAACAGGGTGTTAATTCCCCAGAAAATGTTATCCGGCGTGCGCCACTGATCTCCCACTTCCTTCAGTTCATGGGCTGGTTTATTCCGCAGTTCCACCAGCGCCTGGCAATATTTATTACTCATTAAGCCCCCACGTAATTCCCTGACAGATACCACTCTTCACCCGATGCAGCGTGCTTGCTGCTTTTCCGTAAGCACCGCTCACGACGCGCCAGAAAATTGTTTCGTTCTGGCTGGGAGTGGCTTTCACGGAATGCCGCCATCCACACGGTTGCAGCACGACGGTATAAGCCCCTTGACTCCAGTTCTTCCGCCTGGCGGGTCAGGCACAAAATCACCCGGGGATCGTTAGTGCCGACATAGAAATTGCGCGCAGGTCTGGTTTCACGAACTGGTTGTGGTTCCGGCTCCTGCGCTCTCTCAGTCAGGCGCGGGAAATGTCTGCGTGTATCCCCTTCACAACGGTGAGCCACACGCCCACTCTGACGTAACTTGCTTGCTGACTGCAGAACGCGCTGCCGTGAGTAACCAGCAAAAGCATCCGCAATGTCTCCGGAAGTACACCCCGGATGGGCTTCAATGAATTTCTGAACGTCATTTAACAGACTCATGATCACCCCCTGAATCCTGCCGGGATCTGGCTGTAGTCCACGTTGTCGTAACTGGATTTGAAGTACGGGTCTTCGCGTTTTTCAGTGTACGTGCTTACGGACGGCGATAAGCGCAGGGAAAGCTCATCCCATTTTTCCCGCAGCTTCGACGGGCTGAGCACGTTACGGCACCAGAACGGATCGCGGCTGACGCGGCTGTACATCTCGCAGATTTGTTTGTGAGTACGACCATCCTGCACACACATCAGGCGAATTTCGTTTGCCCAGGCTGTCCAGTTCGGTTCTTTGGGACGAACCACCTCGCCGTCACATTCGGCGGCCTGCTCGTACAGGGCGATGATTTTTTTCCAGAGCCACTGTGCGCAGGTCAAATCATCCTGCGTTCCCCACTGGCGCTTTTTAGGGCTGAATACAACCGCATCAGGATGGCGAGTTAAAAAATCCTGTTCATCCGTCTGCGTGTCCGGTTGCGAAGCGTCCGGACGAGAAGTTTTTTTATCTGACGGATCATGTTTTGATTTTACTGACGGATCCCCGCCAGATTCTGACGGGTGAAAACCCGCTTTTTTGCCAGATTTCGACGCATCAAATTTTGACGGGTCAGATTTTGATGCGTCAGATTTTGACGGGTCAGAATCTGACAGTTGAGAAAATGCCGCTGCCTGAAGCTTCGCAACGTTAAGCTGATAAACATTCGACGCATTGCGGTTACCCTGGCGACGCGCCTTACGCGTTAACCAGCCTTCTGCTTCCAGCCGTGCGATAGCCGTTCTGACGGTACTCATCCCCGCGCCAATCTGGCGGGCAATGGTTTCAATTGATGGCCAGCACACACCTTCGTCATTACTGAAATCAGCCAGGCGGGCCATAATTGCCACGCTGGATAATTTCATGCCTGATGCAGCGCAACCATCCCATACATAGCCGGTTAATTTAGTGCTCATGACCGACCTCTATTTCCCTGAATTTACGACGAAACTGTTCGAGCGGGCTGAAGCACTCATGCTCATAGCCTTCGCGGAGGTAGATAACCCGTTGTGTTTCCGGCTCCCAACGAATGACTCTGACGGGCACTCCGTAGTGATCTTTGAACCAGCGGTTAACTTGTCGCAAAGGACTGTCTCCTTCTGCCGGTTGAAATCACCCACAGCCCACTCTGCAAAGCTGTGGGTTACAATTTCCCTGTCACCTGGTACATTTACTGCATAGCAATACTCCACCTTCGCTTTTCCACCCGGTACAGGAAGCGCAATCAGTTGCGAGCGACGGTAGTGTGTTGTTAAACTGTTCATGCGTTAGTTTCTCCACAGTCACGACACGCCACGGCGCCCGGAGCTGCACACTCGCGGGCGTCATTACTTTCTGAAATGCAAAAAATTTTGTAGACCAGTGCTGCATGCTCCTGCAGCTTCGAAATTGAGAGGTACAGCTCGTCGTTAATTGCTGTCTTCTCATGCGGTTCCACTACACCGTCTTCAATTGCTGAACGAATCTGTTTTGAATAACTGCCGATCTGTTCAATGACTTCCAGCAGGCGCTGGTTAATATCGGCGTTGTCCACATCCTCGACGTCAGGAAGAGACACAAAGACGCCATTTGCAGACTGCGCCACAGCGTCAGCAATGAAGTGAGTTCCACCAGCACGTTGCAAAATCATTGCCCATCCCAGCGGGAAAATCTGATCGCCATCGGCACGAAGGCGGTTAAATAATGCGTTCTCTGTTACATCCAGCCAGTCAGCAGCTTCAGCGTACCCCCCCGGCAACGCTGCGATAGTTTTTCTGACAGCTTTCACGTACCACTCAGGCTGTTTTTCTACTTTCCAGTGATGCTTACCCACGGTTCACCTCCTGTTCCTGTGGTTTAAACCCATTCTGATTTTGGCTAGATTGAAAACGTGCCGGATAAAGAATCTGCATTTCGCTGACTTCACCCTTAAAAAAATTGGCTAAACGTTCTGCAAGCTCGATAGATGGAATCTGCTCCAGCCTCTCAATACGACTCAACGTCGCTGGATTGACTTGAACACCCGCAGCAACATGCTGCAAAGTGAAACCATGCGCCTTACGCACATTTCGTAATGGTGATTGCATATGTCCTCCAGATATTGCGCGTTATGCATGTTATTTCACGCAATTATTTTGCGCAAGTTGATTTGCTTATCACGCAATAAAGAAATGTAATAAACGCATGAACATAGGAAACCGAGTCAGACAACTTCGCCAAGCGAAGAACATGAAAATCGCCGATCTCGCTGAAGCAATAGGAGTAGATGCGGCGAACATCTCGCGCTTAGAAACGGGTAAGCAAAAACAATTTACCGAACAAACACTGAGTAATATTGCCAAGAGCTTAGGTGTTGATATTGCTGATCTCTTTACCTCTGCCCACAAAAGTAATACTGTATATAAAAACAGTAATAATGAGGATGTTGCGCAGGTGAAGGATGTGTTCCGTATTGAAATGCTGGATATCAGTGCCAGTGCGGGAAATGGCCTTATCCAGGGCGGTGATGTCATTGATGTGATTCATGCCATCGAATACAGAACTGATAATGCTGTATCAATGTTCGGCGGACGACCAGCCAATCACATCAAAGTTATCAACGTTCGTGGGGACAGTATGTGTCCAACCATTGAGCCAGGAGATCTCATCTTCGTTGATGTCAGCATCAATCAGTTTGATGGTGATGGTATATATGTCTTTGGTTTTGATGACAAAATATACGTTAAAAGACTTCAAATGATTCCTGACAAACTGCTGGTGATTTCTGATAACCAGATTTACCGTGAATGGGGAATTACTAGCGAAAACGAACACCGATTCATGGTCTTTGGAAAGGTCTTAATCAGTCAGTCGCAAACCCTTAAGAGACATAATTAACCTCAATATCCCATCCATCGGCCACCGAAAGGTGGCTTTTTATTACCTATAAATTTGCATATTTCGCAAAAATAACTTGCATATATCGCAATTTAATTTTATCTTTTGTTCCAGACCAACTACAGGATTACAACAAAATCTGGTTGCAACACGGTGCATGTGTCGTAAGCAGTCAGTAAATGTCAAAAACGAACAGGCAGGACGCCCACGAAGTAGCCGCCTGGGGCATATGAAGTCCAGGATGATTCGTTAGCAACAAAAAAGCGCCCTACAGGACGCTTAGCTCTTTAACAATCTGGTCCCCATCAACAAGTAACTGATAACTTGAGGAGATGTGAAATGCACAAAACAGAACCCAAAATCGTCGCGCCTGGCTACACAGATGAGGAAATTTATGAGTGGATGACAAAGAAGCTGGCAGCTATAAACCAGCTTCGTGAAGTGCTGTCTTATCGACAGGAAACAATAGACTCCTTAAAAAAACTGGATCAGGAAATCACGGTTTTATCACAGGATGTTACTTTAGATATTGTGCAGACAAATTAGGATCCCATTCATTTTCGTCAAAATCATCAAAGTGATGAATTTGTGATCTCCAGTCTCGATAATCTAAAAATTTCTGGGCGGTTACGCTTATTTTATCAAGTGTGAGTTCATCCTGAATTGAAAGAAGAAGTTCATCAAATTTCATCTCATTAATCTGTTTTGGCATCCAGTGATGCTTCATCAGAATAAGGTGAACCAGAGCCTTTTTCCCATTCAACTGATTATAGGGAGTGCCGAATTTCTTCCGGTGCTCATGTAAGACAAGGTCCAAAAGAGTAAGTAATGTTGCCCTTGATTCAACTTTGCTTATTTCGACTGATGACACTACCCCACTGATTTCAATGCCCCGATACTTTCCAACATTTTCACAGTGGGATTTGTACAGCGTATAGATATTACCGGACATTTCTTTTCCTTTTGCGTTGTTGGGGATAACCAGATTAACCGAATCCTTGTTGTTGGGGAATAACCAGGTCCACCTCGCCTGATGTGGCTAAAAGCAGGCACATAACAGCTAAGTATTTTCAACCAGAGAGAATCCTTAGCGTTGTGGTGAATGCGGCTCAGCGCACGCGGGTTAAGGTTGAGGCTGACAGTCGACCTTCTGTGGATACCCACCCGCCTGGTGTGCAACCTTCGCCAGGCACCGGGAGGCACCCGGCACCACAACTTTATGCTGTGTGTAGTCCTGGCGGTACCAGCTTGTACCCTTGCTTCCGGCTGGTACCGTCCTTTTTACAAAACAGAGAAGAGCATCACCGGACGACGGGCTCATAACCCAATCCATCCGGGCGGCAGTCACCGCAGGTGTTCTTCTCTGTTTTGTGGAGAAACTAACCGACCTTGCAGGGTCGATATGATGAGGAGCAGCAAAATGGCTAGCGAACGCAGTACTGATGTGCAGGCATTTATCGGGGAGCTGGACGGCGGCGTATTTGAAACCAAAATCGGCGCAGTTCTCAGTGAAGTCGCTTCCGGTGTGATGAACACGAAAACCAAAGGTAAGGTCTCGCTCAACCTGGAAATCGAACCGTTTGATGAGAACCGTGTGAAAATCAAACACAAACTCTCATATGTTCGCCCAACTAACCGCGGGAAAATTTCCGAAGAAGACACCACCGAAACGCCGATGTATGTCAATCGCGGTGGTCGCCTGACTATTCTGCAGGAAGACCAGGGACAATTACTGACTCTTGCCGGTGAACCTGACGGAAAACTCCGCGCAGCAGGTCGTTAATATCGTTCGTAATAAACTGATTATTTATCTCATCACTGAATATCTTTATATAGTGAGGACTTATTATGTCTCAGAACTTAGACGCAACCGCAATTAATCAAATCCATGCCCTTATTTCTGCTCAGGGTGTTAATGAAATTATCAGTAAGATTGGTGCCGATGCTGTGGCATTGCCTGAGAATTTCCGCATTCATGATCTGGAAAAATTTAATTTAAATCGCTTCCGTTTCCGTGGTGCACTTTCCACTGCCAGCATCGATGATTTTACCCGTTATTCTAAAGATCTTGCAGATGAAGGCACCCGCTGCTTTATCGATGCCGATAATATGCGTGCCGTCAGTGTGCTTAACCTGGGTACTATTGATGAGCCAGGTCACGCAGATAACACTGCCACTCTCAAACTGAAAAAGACAGCACCGTTCTCTGCTCTGTTGTCTGTTAACGGCGAGCGTAACTCCCAGAAGTCACTGGCAGAATGGATCGAAGACTGGGCCGACTACCTTGTGGGCTTTGATGCTAATGGTGACACCATTCAGGCAACAAAAGCGGCTGCGGCGGTCCGTAAAATCACGATTGAAGCAAACCAGACTGCTGATTTTGAAGATAATGACTTCAGCGGCAAACGCTCCCTGATGGAGTCTGTCGAAGCGAAGACCAAAGACATTATGCCAGTGGCATTTGAGTTTAAATGCGTTCCGTTTGAAGGTCTGAAAGAACGTCCGTTTAAATTACGCCTCAGCATTATCACTGGCGATCGTCCTGTACTGGTTCTGCGCATTATTCAGCTGGAAGCGGTGCAGGAAGATATGGCTAACGAATTTCGTGATCTGCTTGTTGAGAAATTCAAGGACAGCAAAGTAGAAACCTTTATTGGGACTTTCACCGCCTGATTTCATTACTGCAAATGCCCCTGCGGGGGCATTTATGGAAACGTAATTGACTCAATAATCGCCTGAAGGCGAGGGTTTTCTTTAACCAAAATTCAGCGCGGTGCAGCGCATATAACGTGGAGAACAAAATGTCATTTATTAAAACTTTTTCCGGGAAACATTTTTATTATGACAGGATAAATAAAGACAACATCGATATTAACGATATCGCGGTTTCCCTTTCAAATATCTGTCGCTTTGCCGGCCATCTTTCACACTTCTACAGCGTCGCCCAACATGCGGTGCTTTGCAGCCAGCTGGTACCGCAGGAATTTGCTTTTGAAGCGTTAATGCATGATGCAACAGAAGCGTATTGCCAGGACATCCCGGCTCCACTGAAACGCCTTCTTCCTGACTATAAACGGATGGAAGAAAAAATAGACGCCGTAATCCGTGAGAAATACGGGTTACCCCCGGTTATGAGTACGCCCGTGAAATATGCCGATCTCATCATGCTGGCAACCGAACGCCGCGATCTCGGGCTTGATGATGGCTCTTTCTGGCCCGTACTGGAAGGTATCCCGGCAACAGAGATGTTCAAAGTTATTCCACTGTCGCCAGGCCATACCTATGGGATGTTTATGGAACGCTTTAAAGAGTTAACTGAGTCGTAAAAATCAGCACGTACGAATTCAAACTCTGCCATAAAAGAACATATAAGTAATTTATTAACATATAGATATAGGTTATATTACAAATTGAAAAATTATTGGAGAGCAACAATGAATCAAAATCCATTCTCATTCTATGACTTTCTTGGATATTTAATACCAGGTGGTTTTTTTATCCTATTAATGTATTTCTGTGGTTTGACATTCGATCTAGATATTGTTATTGACTTAAGTGAATTGCTCAGAGGTCAAAGTCAAATCTTTGGCATTTTGAACTACGCTTCAATAGTTATTATATCTTATATAGCTGGACATTTTATTTCTATCACGTCAGCATTTTTTATCGAAAAATACATGAATAAAGAATTAGGATATCCTTCCAAATATCTATTTAAAAAATTGATAGATACCTCAGAAAGCATTTGTAGCCCATCATGCGATGAGAGAAGCGCTGATAAAAAAACAAAAATAAAGAATCGCATAATCAAATGCGTATTATGCCCAATAATACTATGGGATTTTATAACACAAAAACTATGTTATTCTCAATCTCTACCATTTCATTTAGCTAATACAACATGGTTAATGATCAAAGAAGGTTATGAGAAAAAGTTCATAACAAATCGCCAATTATTACAAGATAAAAACGGACTTGATGATGATCTCTTCAGATTGGCATATCATTATGTTTATGAGTTTTCAAAACAACATCAAACAAAAATTCAAAACTATGTTGCATTATATGGTTTTTGCAGAAACATATGTTTAATCTTTATAATTTCATTTTGGGTATCAGTTCCAACCTTTATTTATCGATTATGTACTCATAGTGATTATCTTTATAGTTTACTTTCAATAATGCTTAGCTTTTTCTTCGTCTATGTTTTCTATGTTGGTTTTGTTAAATTTTATAGAAGATATACTTTAGAAGTATTAATGGCATTTGCTGTACTTCAAAGTAACGACACTATTCGTTAATAATGTTGCTCCCGTGTGCAGACGGGATAATGGAGAAACGTATGCTGAACCTCGATTGTGTTCCTATCTCAACTTATTGCAAAGAAACTGGCGAAACTCCTGAAGCAATAAACAAACGTGTACAGCGCGGTGTTTGGCGTGAAGGTGTTCAGGTTTTAAAGGTTGAAGGCGTTAAGGAGAGGTGGATTGATCTTAGTGAGGTTGCAAAATGGGCCAGACAAAACTGCTCAAACTACCGCGCGGCGTAACAATCAGGAAACACCGCCAGGGAGAAACGATCAATATAACTTTCACCTACAAAGGAGTTAGATGTCGTGAGCCGCTTTCCAATCTGGAAGTAACACCAAAGAACATTAAATACGCCGAGCGTACACTCGGCGAAATCCATAATAAGATCGAAAGGGGAACATTCATTTATGCAGAATATTTTCCCCGTTCTGCTCGTTTGAAAATTTTTGGTAATGCTGCTGCAGGCAAAACGGTAAAGATGTACCTGGACGAATATCTTGAAATCTGCGAAACAAGAAAACTTTCACCCTCTACGATTGGTGGCTATAAAAAATGCCGTAGTGCGTTAGCCTCACTTCACATTTGCCCTGCAAGTGAATTAACACCAGCAACCCTGAAAGCGTGGATTCAAAATCAGAAAACGACCTTAAAAACAATTCGCAACCAGTTATCTTTCCTGCGGTCAGCACTTGATGAAGCCGTGACCGATGGGGTACTTCAAATTAACCCCGTATCGTTAGTAACAGCTTCGCGCTACCAAAGTGATAAGTCAGAAGCAGAAAGCAGCTACGTAGTTGATCCGCTATCACCAGCAGAAGTTGATGCATTACTAGCAGCAGCCGGAAACAAACAATGGGAAAATCTGTTCCGGTTCGCTATACATACAGGCCTGCGTAGTTCTGAATTATGTGCCCTTCGATGGCGTGATATCGACTTTGTTGGAAAAACTGCCCATGTCCAGAGCGCAAGTGTTGTCGGTGTTATCAAAGGGACAAAGACAAAAGCAGGTACTCGGAAAGTTGAACTGACAGAAGAGGCAATGTTGGCGCTGATAAATCAGAAGCCATTTACATTCATGAAGGATACTACTGTCTTTGAAGATCCAAAGACCAATAAGCCTTGGGCAAGTGCTGATGCAATCAGGAAAAAAGCATGGGTGCCAACATTGCGAAAAGCAGGTATTCGTTACAGAAATCCATATCAAACTAGGCATACATTCGCCACCCGCCATATCAGCCGGGGAGCAAACCTGTTTTGGCTTGCAGCTCAAATGGGGCATAAAGGGCCGGAAATGTTATTTCGTCATTATGGTTCATATTTAAAGGAATATGACGGTAATACGACCAGCAATATCACAAAAAAAGCCACTTAAGTGGCTTTATCAATTAGGAGGCTCTCGATTTAAGCATTTCCGTACACTTAGCAAAGAGCCTCTCAGTTGTTAGAATCGCAACTTCAGACTGTTTAGAAGTGACCGATTGATCAAGTCGATAGTCTGCAACAATCCTCTGAGCTTTAAGTTGACTCAGGATAAAACTAATCCCTTTTAGATATCTAGCTTCATATACTTCACTTCCTCTTGAAGCATCGCCCTGCAAATAATTGATTAGCCCCTGATGACTGTCTTTCGGCCCGTTTACCATACAAGGCAAGACATGATGGTAAGCGCCATAGTAGGATCTTGCTATAGCATTTCGATAGCCGATTTCGTCATTACGTTGATGACAGTCTTTTGCAAAACCGAGAAAATCTTGACTATTAACCGGCATGTGCAACCCTCCGGGTAATCAGACCTAATTCGGAGATAGCATTCTGCTCAATATGTGTGTCTTTACATTCAAACCAAACAGCAAAATCTTTACCGACTAAACAATCGTGCTCAGCCATTGAAAAAGCAAGCTCAATATTCATATCAGCGATTTGTTCAGCATCAGAAGACTTTGTCATGAATACAATCGCATTCACTTTCTCTTCCGAAATATTATAAAAACGCATTCCCGAAAGATGAACCTTCTGAGAATCCATGACATTGGCTACATTATTGAAAATAAGTTCATATTCTAAACCAGAAAGATCGGCACGTTGCTTAAAGGATTCGACCTGGGAAACAACTTCATCAAAATTGTTGTCCATTTTTTCAGGCTCCTTATCTCCGAACAATTTAGAGTATGACTGGAAATACTTCTCCGCCAACGCCATCTTCCCCATAAAGAGGGAGTTTTCATAAGCTTGAAGATAAATAAACGGGGATATGAAGCTTTCAGCAAGCTTAATGCTTGTTTCAAAGCTTTTCTTCAACGTACCGTAATCTGACAAGAAAACAAGAAAATTCTTTGCAACAACCTCATTATGGCATACCTGCAAGGAACGCTCAAAGAAGCCTATCGCCTCATTCACTTGGCCATGTGCACCATAGACCAACGCTAAAAGATAGTCCTCAGAGACAGGATCTCTAAGTGCTTCAATCTCACGTAACATCCTTCTAAAGCTAAAGTCATCAATCCTCACTCCATCTTTGAGGTATTTAGTTAGCCGCGCGCTAATAACTGATGCTTTTTTTGCTGGCTGCAACATTAAAAACCTTATCTTACAAATAGTTGGTAATGATGTTGAATTATTTTTTGTTCTTTATGGCTAATAAGATTACATGAAGGGACAACTTCTGACCACCTTAGAAAACACTCACTTTAGTAACAAGAGTCAATAATATTGTTGACAAATCACAAAAAAACAAACTTATCCAAAACAATCTGGTTTATCACAAAGCCTCTGTGCATAAATCTGTGCATAACATCATTTTTACACACATTTTTTTATAAAAATATTTTTTAGCAAAAAATGCTATCTATCTCCGAAACTGCAACCACAAACCATTAATTCCAAATGAAACTATTTTAAAATAAATAGTAAGACAGTAACAGGACAGAAAAAGTTCCGCAAAAGAGCCGCTTGTAAAATCAACAATATTTGGCTATTTAAATTCAATGAATTACATAACTATGGACACGGGTTCAACTCCCGCCAGCTCCACCACTTTTTAGTTGTTTGAAGTTCAATGAAGTCTACTAAGCCCACACAGCACAAGCTCTGCGGGCTTTTTTACGTCTATTGTCGTCCAGTGAGAATTGCTGAGAACTACGAGTTATGGCACCCTGAATGGGACCCACTAAGAAGGGTCCAAAAACCGAGGGTCCCAAAATGGCAAAAATCGCTAAGAAGCTCACTGACACTGAAATCAAAAGCACCAAGCCAGCCGATAAAGAAATCAACTTGTTTGACGGTGATGGTCTGATTCTACGAATCGCTCCTTTGGCGAAAGGAGGCAAGAAAAATTGGTATTTCAGGTATGCAGTACCAGTGAGCAAGAAAAGAACCAAAATGAGCCTTGGGACATATCCTCACCTTACCCTTGCAAGAGCCAGAGCCTTACGTGATGAATATCTCTCCTTTCTGGCAAATGGTGTTGATCCCCAAATCCATAACAACGATAAGGCGAAGGCATTAAAGAGTGCTACTGAGCACACTCTCCAAGCCGTAGCGCGGAAATGGTTAGATGAGAAGGTAAAGACATCAGGTATCTCACAAGACCATGCAGCAGACATCTGGCGCAGCTTAGAGAGAAATGTCTTTCCCGGTCTGGGTAATGTCCCTATCAATGAGATCCGACCTAAGCTCTTAAAACAACACCTTGATCCTATTGAGCAACGAGGCGTATTGGAAACTCTACGCCGTATCATTTCACGTCTGAATGAAATCTTCCGGTGGGCAGCTACTGAAGAACTTATTGAGTTCAACCCGGCTGACAACCTTGGTCAAAGATTCAGTAAACCAAAAAAGCAAAATATGCCTGCCCTTCCCCCAAGCGAATTGCCAAGGTTTATGGAATCTTTGACGAATGCGTCAATCCGGTTGGAAACACGTATGCTAATTGAATGGCAATTGTTGACATGGGTTCGTCCGGGTGAAGCCGTTCGCGCAAGGTGGTCTGATATTGATACAACCAACAGCATTTGGAACATTCCTGCTGATTTCATGAAAATGAAAAAGCTTCACAAAGTTCCTTTGAGTAAAGAAGCTTTGCGCATCCTTGAATTAATGAAATCAATAAGTGGGCATAGAGAATGGGTTTTCCCCAGCATAAAAGCGCCTCTTAATCATATGCATGAACAAACAGCCAACGCAGCTATCATCCGAATGGGGTTCGGAGGCGAGCTTGTAGCTCACGGTATGCGTTCTATTGCACGAACAGCGGCAGAGGAGTCTGGTAAATTCAGAGCTGAAGTTCTTGAGGCAGCGCTTGCCCACTCGAAAAAAGATGAAATTATCGCAGCATACAATCGTGCAGAATATCTGATAGAGCGACAGAGTTTGATGCAATGGTGGAGTGATTACGTTCAAGCTCAAAGATCAAATGCTCTGGTAGCCTAAGTATCAGAATAGCTAATATAATCCTGAAGGTAAAGAAAATGGAAACCCTATTCAAAGTTTTTGAAAAATTTAGTTCCAGACCACTTTTTTTTATTTTTTTCGGACTCTCACTTTGTGAATTTTTTCAGAAACAATCTGTTCTGATGAATCCATCAGCAGATAACATCGCGAAATTATTCGCAGCCATGATATTAGTTGTTTTTTTTACTTGGGGATTTGAATGGCTAATCTTCAAGTTCAATGTAAACCTTGAACCTCATGATCAAGGCGATATTGGACCAACAATTGGAACGGCTACTTTAGCTGTATACTTAGTTTATGCCTTTCACTTTCTCAGTGAAAATCCTGAAGCATTAAATTTAAAGTTATTAACTAACTCTGGCTTTATATACAGCACAACTCTATTATTATTCTCATTAGAATGCATGAAGCTTAGAAGACTTAAACAAAAATAAACAACATCATTGTGATGATAAATATAAAATAGGCATGGCGAAAAAAAATCACCACGCCTAAAATATAATAATTATGGTAGCATCATTGATACATAATCCACACCAATCCTTGAGCTATACTGAGACGCTATAGCCTGATATCTTTCTGCATAACCAGTTCTCAGTTGAGATTTAAGTTTGAGTCGGACAGGAACATTTTGCACGTTGCCATCCATATTACTTAAAAACACGGCAGAAATAATATTTTTTTCTTCGCCATCAACTGTTGTTCCATGATTCAACACCACCATATAATCAACAACAGGAAGCGTTTTATCCCCTTCGAAAATAGAGAGATATTTTCTTTGATTTTTATGCATTACATATATATATTTCGAATGTTCAGCAAATGGCAATGCTTTACTCTGACTGGCGTTAAAAAGCTCCAGAACTTTAATGAGCCTGTGCGGACTTAATCTTACATGGTGAGGGTCGTTACCCTGAGTAGGAACCAAATCACATGCCGCAGATACACATAAATACCATTTGTTCGACTCTGTATCAAAGAAAATAGTGCCAGTAGAAATATGACCATCTTCAAAATTCTTTGAAGACAAATTCATATTTAAAGCATGATACATTTCGTGATAAGTATCATTATTTGATGGCAGATCCATTTTTGAAGAGCAATATTGGAGCAATGCAGCAACTCCGCTGTTAGCGTATTCATTTGAATAGCTATCAAAAACACTTTTGATAAATTCATCCAGCGTATTATTATTTTTAAGTCTTTGATAAAGCTCTTCTGATAAATTACCAAATACAAAGTCAATATTTCTACATCTAATATCAGGCGAGTCTGATTTTAATATCTCATTTAACCACGCAGCTTGACCGTAATGATCGTTAGCAAAATGATTTACAAAAGATAAAGCCTCAGCTTCGATTGCATTCTGAATTTCAGATTTTATTAACTGATAATAAGATGGTTTCCATTCAATGAGAGAATCATTGAGAGTTTGCCAAATCCTATCTCCATCGTTTTCATGATCATCTTGAACCTTATGAAATAGGGAGACAAAGATATTACCACATTGAATCCATTTTACTCCGCTTTCATCACCCCGAATGACATTGCCAGATGTGTTGCTAGAAATAATTGCATTTCTAGACACAGCATATTCTGCAATCATTTTTGCAATGAAGTTTTTATCCTTTTGATCCTCCAACACAGCATCATCATGTATTAATCTTTTAATTCTTCTACAAGGCTTACTGTCTTTAATATAGGCTATTGTTTCATCTCTTGTGAGAGCTTTATTACCATTATCATTTAAGTTCGGTAATACAACGTCTTCCCAATAACTTTGGACATCTTCATTATCGTAGTCAATGATCAAGCTGTTGATATCCAGAGCACCTTTGAGAGTCGATGATATCTGCATCCAAACCGTTTCTAAATTCTCTCTAGTATATATTACAATCATATTTAAATGATCGGAGTCTTTCAAATCTTGTAATAGTTTAAGTGTTTTATCAGGTGCATTATTATCAAGATGATAATCTACAATAATAAGATCTGATTTTCTAATCCGATCCACATCGAAATTAACAGAACCATTGTCAACATCACAAATCATATTTTTAGATTGAAAAAAGCTCTCAAGAGTAGCGGCTCGTTTAGATGAGTCAATTTTGTTGTAGTCTAAATCAACTTCGTTATTCAACGCCCTGATTGATTCAGAATACGTCAGAAAATCGTCATCAATCATGACAACGGAACGAATTGCATTTTCGCAGAAAGTTTTCTGGACAAGAGAATTATAATTTGCCACTGTCATATTAGAACTCCACTTCATTGAACTGGATCACAAAATTAGCGCCATCTTTTATTAAATAGTTATCGCCTTCATCAGGTTCTGAATACCATATTTTATGATGTGCAACAGCAAGGTTTTCTCGACATAGATACAGACCTACCCCATGTCCATTTGCTCTTTTGCTATAAAATAGTTCAAATAGTCGCGGGATATCATCGGTATCAATTGCCGGACCAGAATTTGCTATGATAACCAAAGAATTCACAAAACCAATCTTTATGAGCCTATTATTTGACAGACTGACCCAATACATTGCATTGTTGATAATATTAGTAAAAACAGGATAGATCCTTGATGGTATATCTGTTATTGCGATTTGCTTAAACTCTTCACTAAATTCAATAGTTATTCGTTGCCGTTCGAAACGCTCCCCAAAGAACTTCAGGACATAATCCATGATATTTTTTCCAGTTATTCTCTGCCTGGATTGATAACCTGATATTTTCAAAGGTGATAAGAAACGTATTTGTTGAGTAAGCGATCTGTGAGCATTTAACGCCAATGAAAAACCAGGGTGTTCTTTTACAGAAGTAGGAAGAGAGTTTAGTCCTCTGGTTACCATAGAATCCATTTCTTCAAGTTCATGAGATATTATCTCAACACTAATACCTAACTGTGCAAGCGCGTTTAAACTTTTAGCTTTTTCTTCAAAATATGAGCGTTCTTCTTCAGATAATGAGAATGCTGAATCTAAGTTTATACCTTCAAATAATCTATCGAGACCTTTTATTATTGATTGATATTTGAAAGTTAGGGTATCAACTGACTCAACATATAAACTATCGAGCAAATTAAACACATTTTCAATTTGTGAATCATTATCTATTGAATCAACAACTGATATAGTTTTAGCATAATAATCACTTCGATCAACCTTTATTTCATCGGCCCATTTTTTTAAAAGAGAATGTATCTTCTCCTCTATCGTGTTATTAAACTTAGTTAGTTTAGAATTAATAATACCTTGATTTTTTTCAAGGTGATTTTTCGCTGACAATGAAGGCTCAAGTTTATTTAATTCAGAATCAAGTTTATTAATTGCTAACTTCATTTGTAGAATATACGCAGAGAACTCATTAAATTTATCTCTGTAGTCTCTATATTTCTCTTCATACATTCCAAGTTTTGGAGGTTTGATAGGCGTTTTAATTTCACTGCGCAACGCATCTAAGTTTGTAAGATCACTGTCTATAATTTTAAGATAGTTTAAATCTAACGAACCATCAGTTTTATCAAGCTTAGTTTTCAGCCTTTTAACAGCCTCCAAGGAAGCATCAAGAACTGGTGTCTGATTCTTCAAAGCTTCTGAAAAACTTTTTTGTGTTGATTTTCGAGCTTGTTGTTGAGCAGATTTTCTTAACTCTTTTTCACGCTTAACTTGTTCTAAAAGCTCTTTACGGTCATCAGAACGTGAACCAAAAAATCTATCAGCAAGTTCAGTTAACAAATTAGATATAATAGTTTTCAGTTCTCTTGCAGCCTGGTTTCTTATGAATCCCTCTCTCCCCGACTTATCTTTCAGCTCTTTATTACTGGATTGAGTAATTCCAATATAACCAAAAATCCTTCTATTAGACCAATAATATCGCCCTGCATTCCATGAACGTCTTTCTTCTATCTGGAAGAAATCATTATCTACTCGACCATAAGGTAATACTCTCAAGCTATCCCTAAAAATCATTAGTCCTGCATACTTTTTGGCCTTAAGATCAAAGTGGGAATGTTCACGTTCAGTATGTGATGTATTTTGTGAAAGGAATTCAAACGTTCCTATCTGAAGCTCAAATGGGCCGACCCCTGCGTGATCCTACCCACGTAATATGGACACAGGCCTAAGCGAGGTTCTTGTTTTCAAATTGTTCCGGACTGA